TGGGTGAAGGTGACTTCGATGCCAACCTTGCAGATGAGATGGACGAGGGCACACTGTCGTCAATCGCTGAAGATTTGGATGACATGCTCACTGCCGACATCAACAGTCGCAAAGACTGGGCAGATACATTCGTCAAAGGTCTTGAAGTGTTGGGGCTTAAATACGAAGAGCGCACAGAGCCGTGGAGCGGCGCATGTGGAGTGTTCTCTCCACTGCTTGCTGAAGCGGCAATTCGCTTCCAAAGCGAGACCATCATGGAGACGTTCCCGTCCGCTGGCCCTGTGAAGACAGAGATCATGGGTGCGGTGACCAAGCTCAAGGAAGAAGCGGCAGAACGTGTTCGCATGGACATGAACTACACGCTCACTGAGAAGATGATTGAGTACCGCTCAGAGCACGAGCGACTGCTGTTCAACTTAGGTCTGGCTGGTTCAGGCTTCAAGAAACTCTACCCCGATCCAAGTCTTGATCGCCCTGTGGCAATGTTTGTTCCCGCTGAAGAGTTGATCATGCCTTATGGTGCGTCTCAGATTGAGACTGCCGAGCGCGTTACCCACTTGATGCGCAAGACAAAGAATGATGTGAAGAATCTCCAAGTGGCGGGGTTCTATCGTGATGTTGAGTTGGGTGATCCTGTCAACATCAGCACAGACATCGAGAAGAAGAAAGCCGAGGAGCAAGGCTACTCAATCACGCAAGACGATGACCGCTATCAGTTCGCTGAGATGCACATCGACTACGACGTGCCGGGTTACGAAGACCCAGACGGTATAGCACGTCCGTACGTGATTACGTACGAGCGCGGTACCAAAGAGGTTGTAGCGATCCGCCGCAACTGGAACGAGGAAGACCCACTCAAACTCAAGCGCCAGCACTTCGTGCAGTACAACTACATTCCGGGTTTCGGTGTGTATGGCATGGGTCTCATCCACATCATCGGTGGCTACGCACGTGCGGGTACATCTATCCTGCGCCAGCTTGTTGATGCAGGTACGCTGTCTAACTTGCCGGGTGGTCTGAAGTCTCGCGGTGCGCGTATCAAGGGTGACGACACACCAATTGCACCGGGTGAGTTCCGTGACGTGGACGTGCCGAGCGGTGCGATCAAAGACAACATCATGTCCTTGCCATACAAGGAACCATCACAGGTTCTCTCTGGCTTGCTTGACAAGATCATGGACGATGGTCGCCGCCTTGGTGCTATCAGTGACATGAAGATCAGCGACATGAGCGCACAAGCACCCGTGGGTACCACCCTCGCGTTGCTGGAGCGTCAACTCAAGACTATGGGAGCGGTGCAAGCACGTGTGCACTACTCCATGAAGCAAGAGTTCAAGTTGCTCAAAGAGATCATCCGCGACTTCACACCTGATGAGTATGGCTACGAGCCTGACTATTCAGAGAACCGCGACATCAAGAAGTCCGACTACGACATGGTGGAGGTCATCCCTGTCAGCGACCCTAACTCATCCACGATGGCCCAGCGCATCATGCAGTACCAAGCGGTGTTGCAGTTGGCGCAAGGTGCTCCACAGATTTATGACTTGCCTGTGTTGCACAGACAGATGATTGAAGTGTTGGGTGTGAAGAACGCAGACAAACTTGTTCCTGTGGAAGATGATGAGAAGCCTCGTGATCCAGTCAGCGAGAACATGGCTGTCATCAAGGGCAAGCCTGTCAAGGCGTTCATCTACCAAGACCATGATGCGCACATCGCTACGCACACATCGTTTATGAAAGACCCGATGATTGCACAGCAGATGGGTCAGAACCCACAAGCGCAGATGTTGTTTGCGTCCATGCAAGCGCACATCGCCGAGCACCTAGGGTTCTCATACCGCCGTCAGATTGAAGAGCGCCTTGGCGTGTCTATGCCCGCACCTGATACTGAGTTGCCACCCGAGATGGAAGTGCAGTTGTCACGCCTCGTGGCACAAGCCTCTCAACAACTGTTGCAGATTCACCAAGGTCAGGCCGCACAGCAACAAGCACAGCAAGCCGCACAAGACCCGTTGGTTCAGTTGCAACAGGCCGAGTTGCAGATCAAGCAACAAGAAGTTCAGCGCAAGGCACAGAAAGATGCCGCAGACCTTCAGCTTGCACAAGAAAAACTTGGCATCGACCGAGAGAAGGTGCAGGTTCAGAAGGACAAGATCGGTGTGGACGCAAACCTGCGTGTCGCACAGATCGAGGCCACATTACGACAAAAAGAGGAGTAAAAGATGGACGAACGGATCATGCAATTGTTGCTTGACAAGAACAAGCAACGCCGTCAGGAGTTGTTAGAGCACCTTGGTACAGGTAGTGCCAAGGATTACGCCGAGTACCGCGAAATCGTAGGAGTTTTGAGAGGTCTACTCCACGCATCCCAAAACATTGAAGACCTCTTGGAACGAGTAAAGGAGAATGAAGATGAGTGAATTTTTAGCGGAACAAGCAATTGATCTATCTAAAATTTTGAACAAGGCCAAAGAAGAAAAGGCAAAACAATTGCCCAAACCCAAAGGCTACAAGATTTTGGTGACGTTGCCGCCCGTGGAAGAAACTGTGGGCGAGTCTGGACTGCTGTACAAAACCAGCACCATGATTAACCATGAGCAACTTCTCACAAACGTGTTGTTTGTTGTGGACATGGGAGAGATGTGCTACACAGACAAGGAACGCTTTCCAAACGGCCCTTGGTGCAAAAAAGGTGATTTTGTAATGTGTCGTGCCAATACAGGTACGCGCTTCAAGATTCATGGCACTGAGTTCCGGCTTATCAACGATGACTCGGTGGAAGCGGTGGTTGAAGACCCCCGTGGCATCGAACGTGCAAGTTAAGGAGAAATCATGGCAATGGAAGAATTCAAATTCCCTGACGAGAATATCGTCACGAAGGACAAAGATAAGGACGAAGAGAAGCTGGAGATCGTGATCGAAGGCGAGGAAACGTCCGTCAAAGTCGAGGTAAAAGACGACACTCCTGAGAGAGATCGAGGCCGCAAGCCGATGACCGAAGCTCCTGAAGAGGTCACGGAAGAGGAGTTGATGAAGTACAAGGATGTCAAGTTACGTGATCGCTTGGCACATCTTAATAAAGGTTACCACGAAGAGCGCCGCGCCAAGGAGCGTGCAGAGCGCGAACGTGAGGAGGCACTAACTATTGCTCAACGCATCTTGCATGAGAACGAGCAACTCAAGGGTAGTGTCAACAACAATCAGAAGATGCTGATTGAGCAAGCCAAGACGGTTGCCGCCAAGGAATTGGAAGACGCAAAGAAAAAGTACAAGGCGGCTTACGAATCAGGTGATGGGGATGCAGTTACTGCCGCCCAAGATGAACTGATGTCAGCCAAGCTCAAAGCGGAACGAATTAACAATTTTCGTCCTAGGGCTTTACAAAACCAAGAATCCCGTGTACAACAGGTACCTATGCCCCAAGCTCCTGCGAGTGGGGCACCTGTCAGGGACGATAAAGCAGTAGCGTGGAAAGACCGCAACCGCTGGTTCAACCAAGATAGAGAAATGACCGGATTCGCACTCGCAGTGCACGAGCGGCTGGTCGAGGAAGAGGGAGTTGATCCCCGATCCGACACGTATTATGAGCGTATCGACGCTCGAATGCGCGAGAAGTTTCCTGAGAAATTTCAGGATGGCAACGGTGGCAATGAAAAACCCCGTCGTAGTTCGGTGGTGGCACCTGCAACGCGAAGCACAGCGCCTAAAAAGATCGTGCTGACGCCAAGTGCAGTAAGCATCGCCAAGCGGCTCGGGATTCCACTTGAGCTTTACGCGAAGAAAGTCGCAGAAGGAATGAGGAACGAATAATGGCTGAGAACAAATTGACCCAACAAAATCGTGAAGATCGTGACCAAGGCTCCCGTGCAAACACGGCGCGTCCTATGACTTGGGCACCCCCTACACTGCTCCCCGACCCTGCCCCTCAAGAAGGCTGGCAGTTCCGTTGGATTCGTATTTCCACCCAAGGCCAAAACGATCCCATGAACCTTTCGTCGAAGCTCCGCGAAGGTTGGGAACCTGTACGTGCCGCTGATCACCCCGAGATTCAAATCTTTATTGACCCCACAAGTCAATTCAAGGACAACATCGTCGTGGGCGGTCTGATGCTCTGCAAGACCCCAACTGAAATGGTTGCACAGCGTGATGCTTGGTTCCGCAAACAAGCGGAGTCCCAGATGCAATCTGTTGACAACAACTTCTTGCGCGAAAGCGACCCTCGTATGCCGCTCTTCAACGAGCGCAAAACGAGTGTTACATTTGGCAAAGGTATTTAATTCAGGAGTCCTTAAATGGCTTATCCCACAGTAGATAAGACGTACGGCTTTAAACCAGTCAACCGACTGGATGGTATGCCATACGCCGGAGCGATCCGTCAAATCCCAATTGCGGCGGGTTATGCCACTGCAATTTTCAATGGTGACACCGTACAAGTTGACACAAACGGCTACCTCATTGCCAAAACTGCTACCGCCACTGGCGACAGCGTTGGTGTGTTCATGGGTTGCTCTTACGTTAACTCCAGTGGTCAACCCGTGCAAGGTCAGTACTACCCCGCATCGCAATCGACTTCTACCGCATTGGCCTTTGGCTATGTTGTGGATGATCCGAGCGCAGTGTTCAAAGTAGTTGCTACCAACGGTCAAACTACCGTTCCTACGGCTTTCACACGCGCCATCGTTGGCTCGAACGTGGCTATGTCTGTTGCGACTGGTAGCAC